AAGAGAGAGATGAGTTTAAAGTATTTGATGAAAACTGGGATATTGTTATGATGTTTTTAAGAATGAATACACAATGGGAAATGTCTTTTGGAGGTGTAGTAGGATTAAAATACGAGGTCTTACTGCTTGCTGGTGGACTATTTGACCTATACAATGTAGAAAACAGACAAGAGATGTTAGAGGGCTTACAACTTATGGAATCTGTAGCTCTTATTGAGATAAATAAGGATAAAAAATAATGGCAAAAGCAGTTGAAAAAATAACCTTATTTTTAAAAGTAAAGGGTTTTAGCGAAATAAAAAGTCTTGGAAAAGAGTTAGAAAAACTTAAAACAACTGTTGATATAGGTGAGAAAGAATTAGATCAATTTGTAAACACGTTAAGAGAAATAAGACAGGAAACTACACTTAGTAAAAATGCTTTTAAAGGTCAACTTGATACTTTAAACCGAGTTAGAGATAGTGTTGGAATTGGTACTAGAGCGTATGATCTTTTAGGTAAAGAAATAGATCAAGTAAGAGCAAGTATGAATGCTCTTAATGCGTCAGGTAAAAAACAAACTTTCTTTGGCAAAGTAGGCTTAGGTGGTAAAGCTGCTGCGGGTGCTGCGATAGGCTCTGTTGGAGCTAGATTCTTACCTGCGGGTGCTGCTACAGGTGCAAGTGTTGGTGCTTTAGCAGGTGGTGTTCCTGGAGCAATCACAGGTGCAGCTATTGGTCTTACAGTAGATGCAGCCGCAGGCCTTGTTGGTGTTGCAAAAACAACTGCAGAATATTCTGCTCAAATAAAAAGACTTGAAGTTGCTTTGAAAGGAGTAACAAAGTCTCAAAAAGAATTTAATAAAGCTCAAAAAGTAATTAAATCAGTATCACAAGAATTAAATGTTCCAATAGCGGCTGCGACTCAACAATTCACAACTTTAACAGCATCAGTTGTAGGTGCAGGAGGGTCTGTTGATGAAGCAGAAAAAGTTTTTAGAGGTGTCTCAGAAGCAATAAAAGCAACTGGTGGAGATGCAGAAGATGTGAAATCTGCGATTCGAGCGATGAGCCAGATATTCGGAAAAGGCAAGGTGTCAGCAGAAGAGTTGCAGGGCCAGCTGGGCGAGAGGCTTCCTGGTGCCGTTACGAAGTTTGCTGCTGCGACAGGAAGAACATTACCTCAATTGCAAAAAGATTTAAGAGATGGAACTGTTGGTTTGAATGATGTAATGAAATTTGTTGTGAGATTAAGTGAGGATCATTCTGAAGCTGCAAAAGCTATGGCAGCTAGTTCTGCTGATGCTGGACAACGTATGCAAGTTACTTTTGATGAACTAAAGAAAAATGTTGGAGACATCTTGCAACCATTAGGGGCTGAAATACAGAACATGACAGATGTATCTGTTGATAATATTAATAGACTCATAAAAGCTTTTAAAAATTTCTTTGCACTTGGAGAAGAATTTGAACTTCAAAATTTACAAAGAGAAGCGAAAAGATTAGAAAAAGGTGCAATGAAATTTGGTTTTTCAGATGTGCTAGATGCATTAAGTGATCCAACAGGTATAAGTTTATTCAGAGAAGCTATGGAAATATTAGCTAGTGAGGAAATAAAAGAAAGAGATCGAAAAAGATTTTTTGAAATTCAAAAACAAATAAAAGCAATAGAAAAAAGAAATAAAGGTTTGAAAGAATTTTCAGATTTATTAAAACTGACAACAAGTGAAGATTTTAATTTTGATTTGTCTAGTTTTGGTGTGTCAAGACTTAATGTAGATACATTTCCAAATGCTTTTGCACAAGATGGAGATGGTAATGTTTTTCAAGATCCTGTTTCTAAAGATGCAGCAGAAGATACAAAAAAAGCAAGAGATATTTTAGATAAGTATAGAAAATCCGTAAAACAAGTTAATCAAGATATAGCTAATTCTTTTGTAAATACATTTAAGAAATTAGAAGATGCACTTGTTGAATTTGTACAAACAGGAACTTTAAATTTTAAAAAACTTGCACAATCAATTATAGCTGATATTACAAGAATATTCATAAGATCACAAATAATAGCACCTTTAACTGGTGGTTTAGGTAATATATTTAATCCTAAACCAAAAACCCCCAATCCATTTACAATGGATTTTGGAGGAACTAATTTTGGTTCTTTCTCAGATTATGGAAATTTATTAAGTAAAAAACCAAGCCCAGGAGATATTCTTCCGTCTTTAAATAAAAGTGTATCTAATACTTTGTTTCCAGATGGATTACCTAAATCTCCTGGTTTTAAAAATTTTGCAGACGGTGGAGTTATCCCAAAAAATAAAATCGTTCCCTATGCCAAAGGGGGTCTAATTACTCGTCCTCAATTATTCCCTCTCGCTGATGGAGCAGCGATCGCAGGCGAAGCGGGTGTTGAAGCAATCATGCCTTTGCGTAGAGGTAGGAATGGAAGACTTGGAGTAGAAGCAAATGGTGGTGGCATTGGTAATATAACTGTGAATGTAGATGCGTCAGGTTCTTCTGTTGAAGGTAATGAAAATGACGGAAGATTACTTGGCGAGGCGATTGCACTTGCTATACAATCAAAATTAATTGAAGAAAAAAGACCTGGAGGATTACTTGCTTAATGGCTACTTTTCCAAACATTGATCCTAGCTTTCCTGTAAGAAAAAAATCTGAACCGAACATAAGAATTACTAAATTTGGGGATGGTTATGAACAGCGTACTACTTTTGGATTGAATCAAAATCCTAAAGAATTTACATTAGTTTGGAAAAATATATCTGAGACAGATAATTTTAATAATACAGGAGTATCTAGTGCAGATACTATTGAGAATTTTTTAGATGCTCGTGCAATAGATGGTGCAAGTTTTACTTATACACCACCTAATGAATCAAGTGCGATGCAGTTTAAATGTCAATCATGGAATAAAAGTATGAATTTCCCTGGTAGAGCTACAATAAATGCTACTTTTACTGAAGTGTTTGAACCATAATGGCAATTGTTTGGTCTGCTACTGCTAGTTTATCTTTAGGTGCGATAGTTGCTCCTACTTCTGCTACTAACGGATTATTTTTTAAAGTAACGACCGCAGGTACAACTGGTTCAAGCGAACCTAATTGGCCTAGTGTTATAGGAGAGACAGCTTATGACAATGATGTTAGATATGTTTCTTTTAGTAGTACATTTGAAAATTTACAATCAATAAATCCTGGATCAGTTATTGAATTATTTACTATTGAGTTAATTCCCCAATTACACTATAAATCTTGGGAGGCCAATAAACAATATAAGCTTGGCGATTTAGTAAGTTCATCAAATACGTCAATCACTTTAATTTTTAAATGCACTACCGCAGGTTTTAGCGGAGGTAGCGAACCAGATGGATTTGCCTCAGCTTCTATTGGAGACACTTTAAATGACTTTCAAATAGTGTGGACTGCTCAGAATATTGATATATATCGTTTTCATAGTGGTGCAAATTTAAATGCTAATGGAGAAATGGTTTGGGATGGTAATTCATATTTAAGATTTCCTATCGAATGTACTGGATTTGAGTTTGGATCTACAGGTACTTTACCTAGACCAAAAATCTCAATAAGTAATATTTTTGGAACGATTACAGCCATAATGCAAGATGTTAATGAAGCTACCGTAGGAAATGACTTAAATGGTGCAAAATTTACAAGAATAAGAACTCTTGCTCGATATTTAGATGCTGCAAATTTCACAGGAGGTACGAATCCTTTTGGAACACCAGACCCCACCGCAGAATTTCCACAGGAGATTTATTTTTTGGATCGTAAAGTTACTGAGACAAGAGATATAGTTACATGGGAAGCTCA